CCGCTTCGGCAGACATTCCTTCCCATTTTTCCTTTGCTTCGTTCAGTGCGGAGATGGCTTGGTCAATACTGCTCTGCTGACTAGGTGTCGGTTCGTCCTGTTCGGTCTTGGGTTTGCACTTGTTCGGAATTCGCCACTTGTACTCAGTGATTCCGTAACCGTCACCGATATAAAAAAACCACACGAAAATATCTTTGCCAGTGTCGATAAGTTCTTCGGGGACTTCACCGCCCTCTGAGCCACAGTAAACAGGCAGTGCCGTGCCGTGATGCTCGTCATTGGAAAAGTCCAATCTGTATGTAGCAGGCAAGTCATCAAATTCGGGAACAAAGACATACCCATAATCCCACTGAGTTATAGCGGATGTGATGGCAAATCCTTTCGAATTAACTGTGCCTCTTATGATTTTGGTTGTGTTCATTTACAATTCTCCTGCATCAAACGTCGCTTCGCATGTACCGGCTGCTGCACTCCGGACGGTCTTGATCAGACGTGCCTCGAGATACAGCCCGTTATGTGCGTCTACGATCTTGCACTCGTCTCCAACATGCATATTTTGTGGGACGTCATCGATATGTACCTCATAGGTCACTTCCGGCACGGAGACCTTTTTAAGCTGCGTCACTGCTCTGTTGCAGAGCTCGCTCTGGCTCGACGTCTGATAACTGTAAGGCTTCACGATGTGCCCGTCTCCGTCTCCCTGTTCGGTCGGTGACAGGAACCTCGACCACTTTGCGAGCGCACTCCTTGACTTGAGCAGGTCGCCGTCTACATAGATGTCTCCGTCGTCGTAGCTGTACCCGGCCAAGGTGATCCCGTCGCCAGTGGGCCGCAGTGCTGTCGCGAGATTAGCGATGCTTCGCTTCATCCGGATATTCCCGATCCCGCTGCCCACTCTGAGCGTGATGCCCGTGTTAAGACCTCGATGCTTCCAGAAGTTGATGCACTTCTTTTTAACTTTGAGGTCATCGAATTCGTATGTGTAGGACAGCTCTGCGCCGAACTGCGTTGCAAGGCTCTGCAGGCGTTCTGTGACCGTGCTCTCGCCGTCCCATGACAGTGTTCTGGTGAGATTGGACACTTCATTGATCCCGATCGTAAAGCCCGAATCCGCCGCAAATACGGCGACATAATCGGCGATCGACATGGCTCTGGGCGCCGAATAAACGCCCACGATCTCATTAAGCAGATCCAGCCCTACGTCCTCAGCGTACACGATCACAGAGCAATCTTCCGTACTGAGCTCTGTATCGATGATCGTGTAAAAGTCGCAGTTCTCGCCATCGTACAGCAGTACATAATTTCCTTCTGCGACTGTATCCTTAATGCTTCCATAGCCCTGCTCACCGTCATAAACGACCTCAAACGCCAAGGACACAGAGCCCGTTTTGAGCTCCTCTGTCCTCTTGTCGTCAAGGATCTGCAGTGATTTAGGGAGCGCTGTCGAAGCGAGCCCTACGATGTTCATTTTACGATTTGCAAAGTAAACGATCATAAGTAGACCTCCCTGTAGCGCATCGTGTATACTGCATCGTCTACCCAGCCGGAAGAACTGCATGCGATCATATTCTCTCCTGCCGCAAGCTTGAAGCCTTCGAAGTCGTTGTAAATGCTTCCGATGTCCGGCTGAGCGTCGCCATTGACAGATATCTCACCGCTGCCAGTGTCGACTGAAACCAGTCCTTCTCTCGGAATGACATTTTCAACGTCGACCCATGTGTTGGCATATCCGCGGAACTGTATATTCTTCAGCGCGTTGTTTGTGCCGATCTGATCCGCTCCGGGCTGCTTGTAAATGATAAATGATACATTTTTGGCGTCATACGAGTGATCTGCGAGATCCGGATCGGTTACAGAAAACGTTGTGCCACCAACGTTAAAGCTGACTGTTCCGAGCGTCTTCGTGATCGTCTCTGTATGCCATACGCCACCAAAAGGATTACTAGCAAGCGTGTAGGACATTGTCTTAACAACTTTACCCTTAACGATCAGATATGCTTTTATCACATCACCTTTGCCGCGCCTGATACATACACCGGCGATATTTCCGCCGCCTGCATTGTTAATATACAGATCGAAGCCGCCGCCCTGATTTCCAGAGGGCTCAAACCAATGCACAAAACCGCACGAAAAATTGGGCGATGCGTCAATATTTGCTCCCAGGGCCCCACCAAAATATGTATTCGGGTCGCCTGAGGGATATCCAGGCAGCGAATATATGTATGTCGCTGATGCCCTGAATCCTTGGGATTCTGTTTCGTATCCGTACAGCAAACGTGCCCGGTCTGGATGCCATACTGGATCATACGGAGCATAGCTCGGCCAGTAGTTCGTGCCGAAATTGGAATCGAGTGACGCCACAACATGCTCGGTCGGCTCCTCTTCCTGGTCCTCCTCCTCGGGATTGCCGATCTGGATGAGATGCCCGTCCTCATCTTCGAAGGAATAAAAACCACAGTCATGTGTCGCGCTCTGCGCGGTCAGAATCGGATATGCCGGGTACGTCCCGCCATATTCAGCTGTGATCTGACCATTAACCGCATTAATGACTTTTTCGGAAACGGCATATTTAAACGGGTCTGCGCACAGGATCTCGATGGTCCCGCGAGTGACCTCGCTCCCCTTGTATGCCAGTGTCAGCTTCCGGAATGTGCCTGTAAAGTAGACCCCAGCATCGTC